GACAAAGTTTCTCGACAAGTTTCTGGAGTTCAAGAACGAGGCGGACGCCACACGCAAGTTTGCGCTGCTGGCAGTCGTCATCATCACGCTGGGCCTCGCGTCTCTGAGTGTCACGGGCATCATCGCGACGGCGACGTGGACGTTCCTCTCGGCGCTGCCCACGTTCGGCCTGATTTTTGCCGTGCTCGGAGCGGAAGCACTCGCGACTGTCGCCTTTATTCGCACTTTGACCGCACCTACCATGGCGCGGAAAATTGCGGGCTCGCTGATCTTCATCGGCCTTGCAGCTATTGGCGTTCACAACGCGGAGAACGGAGCCAAAACGGTATGGCCGGATCGCTATGCCGTGTCATCCGGCAAGCTCTCTGCGCAAGCCGATCTGGCCGGCGAGGAAGCTGAGACCCTCAAGACCGCGCAGACTGCGGCGATCGGCGGGACCAGCGGCGAACTGGAGCGCGTCAGGACATCCATTGCCGAACTGAAGACCGAACAGCAGATCATGGCTTCGATGAGCCCGGAAGGGATCAGCAAGGCGCAAAGCCTCCTCCTCGCCCAAGGGCTCTACTTCGGCAGCGTGGACGGCATCCGGCAGGACAAGACCGAGAGCGCCATGCGTGCTCGAGGTGAGGCGATCCAAGGCGAGCTCGCCAACCTCAAAGCCCGTGAGGACGGGCTCATGCAGGGGCAGGCGAGCCCTGTGATGCAGGCCAACACCGACAAGCGGCTCGAGCAGATCGACAATGCAGACAAAGCCGCAGCAGCCTTCTGGGCATGGTTCTGGCTCATCGCCATGCTCTGCACCCTTGAGGGCGCTCGCTCGCTCTCGCTATGGGCGCTGATCACGGACATTCAATCCGGCGACGTGAACCTCGAGCGGCAACGCGCGGCGGAACTGGCGGAAATTGAGCACGCCAACAAGCTCGCGGCGCTTCGGGCTCAAACCATCTCACCCCCTCCGGTTAGTGCGACGGTTAGTGCGACGGTTACGGAACCCGCGCCAGAGCCAATTGCAGAGCCCGTGGAAGCGGTTGTCGCCCCGGAGCCTGCACCCATAGCCCCCGATGCGCAGCACATGCGCAACATGGCTCTGGCATCGGCACAGGCTAGGGCAGGCCGCAAGGCGCAGGCCGATCAGTTTATTGCCGTTCCGTCGCTGGTCGCTCGTGACCATGCAATGAAAGTGGCAGCGGAGTAACTTGGGGCCAGTGAACATTTAGGGTACAAATGGACGGCGCGGAGAGTGTTGGAAGCACTCGATCCGCGCCTAACCGACGACGCCTATTCTGGAGGCCCCGATGGCTGATCAAGCCCTATGTTCGATTCCCGATTGCGGCAAGCCGCGCCATTGCCGTGGTCTGTGCCAACACCACTACAACTACGCTTATAGATACGACCGCAGCCTCTATGCAGAGAAGCGGCCACTGAACAAGGATCTGGTTTGCTCCGTCGATGGCTGCGGCAAGCCGGTTCTCAATTCGGGTATGTGCAATCCTCACCTCCTGCGTTGGCGCAAGCATGGGCGGGTTGATCTCGCGACTACGCCACGAGGTGTGGCTGTTGAGTTTTGTCGGAACGCGGCCAAAACAGAAACAACCGAATGCCTGATCTGGCCCTACACCTTTAGAAGCGGATACGGCATCCTTCATTTGCCCACTGGCAAATCGGGAGCACCCCTGATTAACGCGCATCGTTATGTCTGCATTCTGGCTCATGGTGAGCCGAACGGACTGCACGCGCTCCACACCTGCCACAACTCCAAGTGTGTGAACCCGGCCCACCTCTACTGGGGTACGAACGAACAGAACATCAAAGACAAGATTGAAGCCGGTCGCCAGTCACGCGGTGCCGACATCTACGGAACACGCCTCACTGAAGAAGAAGCGCGCGAGGTCAAATACTTCGACTGCTCTGGCTTCCGAACAAAGGTTTCCGCAGCCAAGTACCTGGGTGAGAAGTTCGGCGTTTCGTACTGCACCATCAAGAACATCTGGCAAGGCAACTCATGGAAATGGGTCTAGCAGATATGGAGATATCCCTTTGTTGTTAGGCTTGGATCTGGGCGCGACAAATACGGTCGCGTATCTGTGGGATGGCAAACTGCGCCCGGTTGAGACGACCGAGGGTGGCGCCACAAGTATGCCGTCCGTCATCTGCATCGCCAATGGTGTGGCGCTAGTTGGGCAGCCCGCTGTTGAAGCGGGGCGCACTCACCCGGACTTTGACTTTCGCAACTTCAAGCGGAAGATGGGCGAGCGTTGGCACGACGACGAAGATACGGGCTACCAGACGTGTGAGGGCGAGAACGGGATGCTCGCATTCCGTGGTCCCGATGGAGCGACTTACTCACCCGTTGAGCTTTCTTCATTCGTCATCGGTGAGATGGTTCACGCGGCAAATGATTTCCTGGCTCCCCATGATACTGTTACTGGCCTCGTCATCGGTGTGCCGGCGACGTTCACGCCTGACCAGATTGAAGCCGTCAAAGAAGCCGCTCGGTTGGCCGGTATCACTGAAAACGTCTACACGCTTGAAGAGCCTGTAGCCGCAGCAATTGCCTACAATATCGACGCCAAAAAAGCGCGCTGCTCGCTGGTCTGCGACTTTGGCGGAAATACGTTGGATATCTCGCTGTTAAGATCAGGCGAGGGCCTCATCCGTATCATTGCCAAGAACGGAATTGGGGATCTAGGGGGCGCCGATTTCGACAAGCGCATCGCTGACTACGCGGTGAACCTGTTCCGCACGGAGACGAAGAAAGACCTGCAACTCCGTGATGCGGCCATGACCCGTATTCTGGTCGAAGCCGAGCAGGTCAAGAAGCGCCTGACGGATGCCGAGGAAACCACGTTCCGCGTCGAGAATATCGATCGCACGGCGGAAGGCGTCTCTCTTCACATGATTTACAAGATAGATCGACGTATCCTGTCGGAACTGACCCGCGACCTGCAAGAGCGTGTGCTCACCGCGTGCAAGGCGGCTATCGAAGACGCCAAGCGCAAAGACCCGAAATTCACTCAGGCGGATATTCAGGACTTGCTTCTGGTCGGCGGCATGACGCGCGTGCCGGCGGTGCGCCAGCTTGTGTCTGACTTCTTCGGCAAGCAGCCCAAGCGGGACGAGAACCCTGAACAGGTCGTGGCTCAAGGGCTCGCGATCAAGGCGGCAATCATCGAAGGGCGCAAGCCTGACGTGACGGTTGCGGATATCACGAGCTTTGAAATCGCTCTTGAGACGCGCGGCAACGTCCCTGCCATCATCATTGCCAAGGGTAGCCCGTTTCCATTGCAGAAGTCCTTCAAGCTCCGCAACGCCGACGACGACCAGGCCGAGCTATCCGTCCGCCTCATGTTCGCAAATCGCCCGCGTGCATCTGACTGCCACGTTCTCGAGGCTCGAGATATTCCGATCGAGCCCGGCCCTGCGGAGACGCGGGAAGTCGTTCTCGTTGTACAGGTCGATTCCGAGGGCCATCCCTCAATTCTAGAAGTCGCCGCGTAGGGGCATCCAGTGAACGAAGCGCTCTACACGAACGCACACGGGCTCCGGTTGATTCAGGAGTTCGAGGGGGCTCCACGTCTCACGTCTCGCCTCTGTGAAGGGGGAGCCTGGGAATTAGGATTTGGCGTTACGTTCAATCTAGAGGGCGCACCCTTCAAAGAGGGCGACACCTGCACGCCAGAGTATGCGGATGCGCTTTTCCGCCATGCGCTTCAGCTATTTGAGGACGGTGTCCGCGAGCTTGTCACGGTCCCACTCAACGGCAACCAGTTCTCAGCCCTCGTGGCGTTCTCATACAACATCGGCCTGGAGAATTTCCGCACATCGTCGGTGCTTCGTCGCGTCAACGAAAACCGGATGGACGACGCCAGCGTCTGCTTTGGAATGTGGGTGTTCGCGACCAAGGGCGGGCACAAGCAAGCACTGCGTGGGCTACTTCGCAGGCGCTATGCCGAGGCTTGCCTGTTCATGTCTTACGAGTGGACGCAGGCTTGCTCTGACGACGCCATCGCCCTGCAGCGCGAGATCCCCGAGACGCTGCCCGGCACCGATCGCGTCATCTACCGGACCCCCTTCAAGGACGTGCTCATGGTGGCGCAGCGGTATCCGCTCCCGCCTGCGGACGAACTCGTCCTTTCCCAGCCTGCGCCACCTCTCGCTACAACGGGGTCCAAGGTGGCAGGGGGTACGGCTGGCGCGACCCCCAGTCCGGCGCCAGCCGCTACTCCCCAAGTTTCGCCTGCACCTGTGGTTCCTGTGCCGGCGAAAAAGCCCGAGGCGGTCCCTGCACCCCCCGCACAACCGCCTCGGGCTCCTGTTCCCAAGCCCCCTAGCAAGTTCAGCGTGCCGATCGAGAGCGCACCGTATCAGATCGATCAGAGCCTCGGTCTGAAGCCGATGGAATCAACCGAACGCTGGCAGGCGTCCCTCGCACAGAACGGCGGAAAGCTCCTGATGCGGCTAGCGCGATACGGCACGTTTGGCGCAGCGCCAACGACCGTTGCGACCTTCGTTGAGAAAGACCCGCTGTTCGCTGGAGCGTTCGTTGCGGCGTGCGGCTTCGCGGGGCTCTACGCGATTGGCTACGTGCGGAAATCCTATGGCGACTTCTGCCGGCATCACGCTGAGCGGCGCGCTTCTCAAGCGATGGTGTAGCGATGTTCCTATGGCCGGTCTTTCAATTCATCCGGGACAACAAGTGGGCGCAGATCGCGCTCATGACCCTCGCAGCAATCGCAACCCTCGGCATCTATCTGGCGGTGCGAGACGATGGCGTTCGTAAGCGTGAGCGTGCCCGCTTCGAGGTGGAGCGGATGCGGGAAAAGGCGCTGGTCGCAGAGGCACGGCGCAAGATCAACCAGGAGAACCAGAATGCTAGCCAAGCGGCTGACGATGCTGTCCGTAGCCTTCCCCCTTATCGCCATACTGACGAGTTGCGCGCACGAGACCCCGCCCTCGCCAGCATCGTTCTCGGTGACGGTGAGGGACGTGGCGGCGGAACAGAAACTCGCTGACTGCAACCAGCTCACGCCAAAGCCGATCCCGTCCTCGGCGCAGTTCTACGTGATCGACACGCTGCCGCCGAAGATGGCCGGCGAGACCGATGACGGATACCGCGAGCGCCTGACGCCGCATGAGCGCGGGATATTCGACTGGTTCAACCAGGCGATTGCTTCGGGCAAACGCTGGGAAATCTACTGCAAGGTTTGAGTTTACCCCCCGTGGCGCTTGCCACTTCATCTGAAAGGACTGCGCTATGGCTTCTGTTGATCTTCCCGATTTCGACGCAAAACTCATGTGGCGCAAATTGCGCGCAACCCTCTGGGCTGTTCTCTGCGGTCTCGCGCTCACGGCAATCATCATTCCGAGCTTTGAGCCGATCCCGTTCCTGACGCCTGTGCGTAACTGGATGATCCTGATCGCGGCTATCGTCGTGATCTGGCCGCACTTCGCGAAACGCTGGAACGTCTGATTTCCCTGGCCCTCGGTCATCGATCGGGGGCCAGCCTTCCATGAACGAAGCGCAAAAGCTCAGCCTGTTGGCGATACTCGTGTTCAGCCTCGTGCTGACGGCGTTTCGGCTGCTTTGAGCATGGCGTCCCATAGTTCGGTAGGCCCCGGAAAAACCTCGTAGAAAACATCATCGCCGTGCTTCTCGATGCCCTCCTGTAGATCAAAGATACTGGGCATCAGGTCGTTGACTGCGTCGAACAGAGCGTCGGTCAATTCCCTCGGCACTACAGCGTGCGTCTCCCCAAGGGCCGCTAGATAGGCGTCTATGGCGGCGTCAATCATCGCCTCAAACGGGACGCTGACGCCACTGACCTCTTTCATGGCGAAGGCTAAGCGCGCAGCCTCTCTCGCTTTGTCAGTCATCATTGCCTCCAGCGGTTGACGTTTGCGCAAGGGGAAGGGTGCATGAACGGGCAGGGAACCATTCTTGGGGCTTTTCTCGGGATACTGTCCCAAGACATGCCGACTGTTCCCGATAAATTCCGCACAATACCCTCACTCCTGCGGTTGCTGTTTCCTGCAAAAACCCCCACAAGCACGCCATCCGAGTGTGGCGCAGTCTGGTAGCGCATCTGCTTTGGGAGCAGATATGCATTACAGCGCATCCTTCTGATTTGTAT